CCACTGGGGGACACCTTGTTGAACTCTAAATTTTGGAGGTTACTTAGCTTATGGCTACTTCTAGACAAAGGACTCGTGGTGGTGTACCTCGCGATGATAAGTTAGGCGATTTTGTATCGCACTATACTCAACCATCACCGTACCGGACGACGCCTCTTATGGCGCCGCCGTACGTACCCTACCATCAAATGACGGTAGATGAGGTCCATCCCAACCACCCATATGAGGGTGGTCCCTTTGAATCACGGAGGTACTCAACAAAGTACACTGACGGGTCGGGATTGTCAGGTCGGAGATACCATTGGTATGGTACCGACTTTGCTGACTATTATGACGGTTCGTATCGGGTTATTTCTCCCAATGCGATTGTCAATTTCCCTTCTAGCGCTTCTTCAGAGGCAAGCAGCTTAGGTCCAACAGGATGGAATAGATTCCGTCCTGCAAAACCCGAAGTTTCAATGGGCCAATGGTTGGCCGAATTGAGATCTGCACCTCAAATGATGTTTAAGCGCTTAAACAAATTCCGCGATCTAGGTAATAATTATCTAGCAGTGGAATTTGGATGGAAACCGTTCCTCAGAGATCTCTCCGACTTTTGGACATCGTTATATACGATTGATAAAAGTATCTACCAGTTAAAAAGAGATAACGGTAGAGTTGTAAGGAGAGGTGGAACTCTTTTTACTACAGTAACATCAGAATCTAATGAAAGAACTGATGCGACTGTGGCGCCTGCAAATTGGTTGTCGGGTTGTAAAACTACAACTACAACTACGACACTCCATCACGCATGGTTTAAGGGTTCCTTCCGGTATTATATACCGGCGCTAAACTCCAAGATATGGGGTACGGCTAGAGCCGCCTCACAGATTTACGGGCTAAATATTACGCCCGAACTTCTGTGGGAGCTTATGCCGTGGTCGTGGTTGATAGATTGGACAGCAAATGTGGGTGCAGTAATAGGAAACTTTTCTGCATCCGTGCTAGACAACCTTACATCTGCGTACAGCTATATTATGCTGCGTAAGATGGAAACAACCACTGCCAGTGCTACGTATGATATATCATTGATGACAAATCCGATGGTTGGCTATGAAAAACATAGCGGATCATCGTCTGTTACAATGGTAAAAGAGTCAAAGACTCGCGTAGTGGCTAACCCATACGGGTTCGACAGCGACTTCGCTTCGCTAAATGCGAAGCAGGTTGCAATTTTAACGGCTTTGGGTTTAACCAAAGTCAAATTTTAACCTTCATATTGAAGGAGGCTATACATGCTTGATTCTCCGCAAACGATTACAATCAATTCAGTTGACATCGATTGTAACAAAACACAGGATGAGAAAACATCCTCACTCTATGCTTCTGATGATGGTACACTTGAATTTCGTGTATCCCATCAGGCTGTGAAAAATCGGACGCGGCGGATGGCGAGGATCGATCAAACTAAGATCGCTGCTGACCCTCTGACCGCAATAAATGCGTATCAGAAGGCCGGGGTCTATATCGTCATCGACGAGCCAGAAGTTGGCTTTTCGAATACTGAAATAGACTACCTCGTTGACGCTTTGTCAGCATGGTTAACATCTGCGAATATTACCGCGATGTTGGCCGGCAGGCACTAGACGTAGTCTAGTGTTTCTGTTTTGAGCACTCATAGAGTAGCTCCTGTGTAACCGTTAGACGGAGACACAGCATGTCTATGTAAACTTACCTTATAAAGGAGGTTTTAAAAGACATGGAAAAGCCAGTAACCTTGATGAGCAATTTAATATTAGATTGCTCACTCAGATGTTCAACCGTAGTGCAAACTAAAGATATCTCTGTAATAGAAGATAGATTTAGGCACGAGGGATTGTCGTTTTTGACAATCACGCTACCCCAGTTTCTTCAAGATTTTACTTCTAGTCTTGAGGATTCGGAGGTAACCTCTAGCCGATTCGTCGGTTGGAAGAAGCGGCAGTGTCTCCCGGCATTTCTGTCAGGTTTCACTAGTCTCGTGTTTTGCACGAATTCAGGGAGATTGTTAGATGAACCGCAAATTGAAGCGATTCGTTCTATACGGCAAATCTGTTCAGCCTTTAAAAAGGTTAAACTTGAATGCTCTTCGCGACGCAAAGAAAAAGCGTTTGAAGAGTATTGCCGTATCGACAATGAAATGGCTAGTCTTATTCCTTCAATACCTTCAGCTTATAACGAGGGTTTTGAAGAAGTAGCAGCCATTATGTGGTCAACGGTCTTTGGTAAAAGAATAGATTATGATGATCTTATTCCTCATCACGGACCTGGATCGACAGCTGAAGCAATTACCGGTAACAGAAAATACGTTGCTGGTAGTTACTCTTGGCCAAAACGCTTAGACACATGTTTTACTGCTGGGAATATAATATATTCATCAGAAGAAAATATGAACTTAAGCAAAGTCGATCTCGACTACATTAGCGTTGGAGAAGAGTTGCCGGTACGAGTTATACAAGTACCGAAAACTCTAAAAACCCCACGCATCATTGCTATGGAGCCACTTGCTATGCAAGCTACACAACAGTCGATTAAAGATTACATGGTGAGAAAGCTGGAGACAAACCCTTTAACGGCTGGTCACGTAAATTTTAGTGATCAGTCGATAAATAAAGGTTTGGCTCTACAGTCGTCTCGTACACGTAACTTAGCGACTCTTGATTTATCTGCGGCATCGGATCGAGTGCATAAAGTACTCGTTTCCCGTATGCTAAAGGTAAATCCTGAGCTTAGTGATCTGGTCTTCACGACACGGTCACCTCGAGCTCTGGTGCATGAGAAGCTAATTTTGTTAAACAAATTCGCTTCCATGGGCTCCGCCTTGTGCTTTCCGATCGAGGCTATGTTTTTCACAACTGTGATTATACTAGCCCGATTACGTCACAAGAATCTCCCCGTCACGCTACCAAATATTAGATATTTGATGCGCGACACTTACGTTTACGGGGATGATATAATCATTCCCGTGGATGAGGTTGATTCTGTTATAGACACGCTCCGACTATTCGGAAACGTGGCAAGCAGATCGAAGTCGTTTTGGAAAGGACGATTTCGTGAATCTTGCGGCATGGATGCCTATGATGGTAGGGAAATTACACCTACGTACATTAGACAGCTTCTCCCTAACAGAAAACGAGAGACCGCTGCAGTAATTAGTACAGTATCTGCCGCGAACCAGTTCTACAAGAAAGGGTTCACACATACAGCTTTGTACTTGGTTAAAACAGTACATGCTGTACTAGGTCAAAAATTACCTAGAGCAGATGAAAACTGCGGCGGTTTGGGTTGGGATTTTAATGAGTTTGATTACTCCCCTGATCTTTTCTCTAAAAGATCCAGGTTTAATCCCAGATTACAGCGCGTAGAAGTTCGAACGCTGGCTGTTAATCAAGTCCTTAAGAAAGACAAGATTGACGGTTACAACGCCCTAACTAAATGTCTATTGAAACTGGTCCTTAAGAAGGATTCGGTTCCTAGTGGTAATGTGCAACTGTTACCACAGTGGGATTTGGATCGCGAGATCCTAAACGAATTCTTTTTTCGAGACCCAAGACATTTAGATTTCTCACCCAAGGTCGGTGCCCTTACATTGAAGCACCGGTGGGTTGCGCCACTTTAGCGCAATTGAGGTTAGAAACCTCTCCGAGGAGAAACAAAAGATTTTGAATTTTAAAATCGCAGTGCACCTCCTCGG